TATCTTCTTAGTTTCTGTAGCTGATGTATCTACAATAGCTATAGCATCATCGTCAGCTACGTTAGCCCCAGTAAGGGCTGTTAATTCTGAGATTTTCTGATCTGCCAAGACCTTATCCTTTCCACATATTAGGCCAAGACCGATTACCTTTACTCAGGTTTTGTTCGGCTGGCATTATTCTTAAATTCCACCATACATGTGATTTGCTAGTCGTACCAAACTCCACAAATCCTAATAGACTGGCCTGTCAATAGCTGATCTGCACTCGTAGATCTGTTGGCGACAAACATATAAGTGGCGGCTAGGTTTGTAGATAAGCCCATTTGTGTAGCATTACCCCAAACAGTTAAATGTCTATCGTCTTCATCTCTCTCATAAATATTGCCAATTTTAATACAGTCACCAACAGCATAACCATGCTGTGCAACAGTAATAATTACTTCCCCCCAAACAAAATCTGGCCTAGAGGACTGCCCGTGATTAGCTACGTGAGTCAGAGCAGTAGTGGCAGTCGATGTAGGCCCTCGCACGATAGTAACAGTAGGCTGGGCTACGATTGCAGCTTTTAATTTAGCTGGTGATATAAGGCTTTCAGTAGTACCTGTACCAGTTGTCCATGTGCCTTCAGCTTGATCTCCGATTATACCTCCTGTTGGGGTTCCAGAGGTACTGACTACTTGCGTATCATCTAAGACTTCAAAACCGTTGGTCTGATGTATGTATCCTACATTAAGATAAGTCGTTGTAGTATTGTTTCTTATCTTAAGAAGCTGGTCATTGGTATCATAAAACCATTGATTAGGAAATGTATCCGTAGGTACATCCGTACCTGAATTATTAGTAGCTATAGCCTGAAGAACATTATTAATGTCGGTTCTAGCAGTAGATGCTGTTTGGTTAGCTATGATGTAGTCATGTTGTGCCATATTAATATTCCACTATTCCTTTAAATCTAAGTACTTGAGGTGAGACATTTGCATTTTCGTTTTTCAACACAAGTCTAAACCTAAAGTATCTACCCACTGCTTCACCTGTTGCTGTAGTCCAGTTATTTGAGAAGGTGGTTGTATCACTTGCATCTACTTGAACTTCAACACTGCTGTCATTAAATGCAGCTTGCTCTGATGTCCAAGTATCCCAGTTGTCAGGCCATGTACTCCACACTTGAGGAATATCGTCCCAGAATACTTCTGTAAATCCTGTAGAGCTTTGCACTTGAGAGTGGTGTCTTTCAAACTCCATTTCGTAGGAAACCCTTACTGTTCTTGCACTTCCTGTATCTATATATTCAACACTGTTATAACCATCAGCCTCTACACCATATGTACCTGTGGTAGGTGAGGTAAAACTACTTAACCTAAGACTTTTTCTCCAACCATATCCAGTACCTGCTGACTGAGCTTTTACATATATGCTCTCTCCAACACTGTATGTAACCCCAGTAGTACCAGCTACGACATTCCAATCAGTAGTACCTAAAGACTTTATTAAATAAGCCTTACCAACATCCATATTACTAGAGGTTATGTTTGAAGTAGTAACGATACTAACTGTATTGCTCTTAACCCCCTCATAAGTATCTGCTGTATCCTTTATCTCGTCTAAAGAGGGTAATTCAGAGGGTTGAACAACTACAGAGACTGGGTTATCTGCTCTATTACCTGACTTGTCCCAAGTTTCTAGGAAGAAAGTTCCACTTAACGCTGGATAAGTTATAGATGTAGCTGGCCTAGCGATTTTATCTATCAACACTTGCCCGTTAGTGATAGAACTTGCAGTAGTTGAAGATTGATAGTGAAGTCTATAGAAAGACAGATCTAGGGAGTCTGAGGCAGTCCAATTAAAGAATATAGTTCCCCCAGACAACTCTTTAGTTAAGTTTGATACGTTGTTTGGTTTTGTAGTGTCTGGCTCAACAGGTACTGAGATAGGCTCAAACTCTCCTTTAATACCAAAGGCGTTAATAGCTCTAGCCCTTACATCATAAGTTACAGTTCCACTAGCCTGACCTGTGGTAGGGTCAATATCTGGTACTTCAATATCTATAATCTCAAACCTACCTAAGTCTCCTGTAGCTAAGGTAGTGTAGTTACTGTCTGTTGATAGCTTATATTCAATCTCAACATAGTCTATTCGTTCAGGGGAGTCTGCTGTAACATCAATAACAAGAACATTAGTTAAGTGTTCATTGATAACTCTATAGTCTTGACTATGGGTTAAGCCTATGGGTGGTACATCAAATGCAGATGGTAGTGTAGTGTTGTCACTCTCGTATACTGCACCGTCAGCTACATCATCGAAGACAGATTCACTAATTTCTCTAAGTGACATATTAACTAGGATGTCATACTCAGCTTGTACACCAAAGTCCCAAGTAACGACCTCAAACTCTTTATTAGTCCAGCCAAATCTAGTGTTACTTAGGCGTATAATGTCACCAACTTGGACTTGGAAGGCCTTAAGACCAAAAGTAGCCTGTACACTAAGTTGCTGCCTATTACGTTCTAAGGTTATAAGTCCTATACGTCTAGCTTCTGTTGTGTTATCTGTGAAAGGTAACTGTAAGTCAATTACACTTTCTTGACCACCATCAGCAGCTAGGAAAGCATTGTAGGTAGCTGAGTTAAGGATAGGTACTTGAGGGAAGTCAGATGGCTGATATTCACTCTCTGGGCCTCTGAATGTACCTTTGACTACATTGAAGTTATCTCTTCTTGAGTGTCTAGTACCAACTGATATACCTGATCTTAAGTCATCCTCATTAAGGTCTAATACTGGGTCTGTGTAGTAGGCTGGTTTCATTCTCCACTTACCCTGAGCATACCACAGTAGTCCACCCATAGCTGTAGATAAGTTCTGTATAGCATCGTAAGGTGTAGTATTAGTAGTGAATGCACCATTAAGAGAGAACCTAGTACCACCTGACAGAACAGGATAGTTTAGATGGTCACAGACATTAGCAGCTATAGTAACAAGATCATCATCTACACTCTCAATATCCTCACTGATACCATAGTTATAGATAGTTGTATTATCTCCCCCCTTACCTGAAGTAATGTAATCCCTCAAACATAAGGCTGGATTGTCAGACCAAGCTGTAGTACTTGTACGGGGGTCATAAACCTTCTTACCTTTGACTACAGCGGTAACTTCTGGAACACCATTAGGAAACGCATCGGCATCATATTCCAGCATAACGTAAAGATAAGCTGTAGCTAATAGCTTACAATCTGTAGTCCATTGTGAAGGTGGCGTGACCCCGCCTAAGTCAGAGGACGTAACAGCGGTCTGTGTAGTAGTACCTAGCTTCTTAACTATCTTAACTTTACCAACATATTTAGCTGGGGCAGTAACATTATTACCACTTAAAGTTAAAACTTCATCATTAAAATAGATAGTCTCAAACTCTTCTACTTCATGTCCAGCAAAAGCTAATACAGTGTGTAGATATTTGTTGTTATCTGTAGTGCCTTGAAACACTATCCCACTAGCTATCCTAGTTTTACCGTAGATAATTTGATGCGGTAATGCTGACCCTCTTTGAGTTAATAAATACCCCTGATCTCCACCTCTTAACTCAGGTTGTGGCATCAAGGCTTTAGTTAAAGCGGAGGTTCCAAGAGTAAGTGCATAAGCCTTTCCAGCGGCAGTTCCCGCAGCGGCAACATTACCCCCTGTTCCAACAAATACAACAGCAAAAGTAACTGCCGCTGTAATAGCAGCACCAAGATTAGAGTTCTCGTCTAATAAGTCAATATCTATTCCAAATAAAGCCATTAGCTTTCAGAACTCCTACCCCAAGCTAGTTTCTGATCTTGCATACTGGCTACAAAATCAAACCCAGCATCTGTACTTGCACCAGTTATATTCCTAGACCTTTGGTATTCAGAAGTGTACCTAGCAACCCTAGCTCTCTCTAAGTCAATCAACTTGTTCTCAACCTTAACTTGGATAGTACCTGTGTCAGCACCTTCATTAATATTCATCTGATCCATGTAGCCACAGAATATCTCAGTGAAACCAGAGTTAAGATCCTCTAAGTATATCTTTGATCCATCTTCTAACAACAAGAAAGAGGAGTCTTCTTTTATTATTTTAGCAGCTTTAAATAAACCAAAGTATATTTTACAGGTTCTGCCTTGGTAGGGAGTACTGAGAGCTAGAGCTAATACTTCAGATGGTAACCCTGTAATAGTAATGTCTGCACCTCTTGCAGCAGTCTCTGTAGTTTCTTCTACAGCAGATATACCCAAGAGAGTACCAGCACCTGTCCAATCTACCCCTTGTACGTTAAGAGTGCCTACACCTGTCCACAGACGCAAGACATCATCCCCATCAAAGTTCATTTCAATGGCAAAGAAGGGATAAACTACATCATCATCTAGCGCATCAACTACTGAAGTGGGTAATACTCTGGACATTTACTGTAGAGCCTCTATAGCATCAAAGGATATACCGTAGAAACTTGCGTTATCTATAGACCAAGAGGTAGTACTCTGTCCAAGCCTAAAGACACCTTTGGGACTACTGTAGATAACGGTTTCTCCTGAGTATGTACTTCTAAGGGAAGGCCAGACCTCTAAATCAACATTAGTTCCAGCCGCCCTATCAACCAATACCTGATGTAATCTAGCAGCAGAACCTGTACCCAACTGAATATAGTCACCAGCTAGAAGTGTTCCTGTCAAAGTTATAGTTGGGGTAGCATCCCCTGCATTACCTGATAGAGTAGGTGTACCACTTACTGTACCTCTAGGTGTGACATAATCAGGGTCACCCAGTAGAAATGTGCCTACAGGCCCCTTAAGAGCTACCAGCATAGCTTTCCATTCAGCGGCTAGATCTCTGCGTACAGAGGGGATACTGACTGAGGCACTCCAGATTTGACCCTGATGGGAAATAACCTGTTGCTTATATGTAAACGGAGACTGAGAGACAGCTACAGCATTTACAGCACGTAGTTCAATACTCTCTATGCCAATAGTTGTAGGTGTATTAAGAGGGTAACTTATAGCCATAATTTATCCAAATGCTGATTTCATTGCACCACCTCTACGTCTTTGGTTCATAACTGCACCTACGGACTGGTTGATGATAGCTGGTGAGGCTTGTGCTATTGTCTGAGTGACAAGTCTCTTAGTATCGTCTGATGTATTAGCTGAGATATTGAAGGTTTGGTTTACCACTGTACCACCAGCAGATTGACCTTTAGTGTGGTCCACTACAGTCTCTCTAGGGTGTAGCATAGCCATAAAACCACCCTTACCGTCTAAGCCACCTGATCTTGGGCCTGATCCTGTGTATCCACCACCGTCAAATACGAAAGGGTTACTACCAGACATGAGACTTGTAGCATCTCCTGCTACCGTAGCTATCATACCTGTAATTTGTTTGACCACGAATATTCTATAGAGTTCTTTAATTATATCAGAGGCCATAAGTCTAAAGGCGTCCTGTACAGACTTAGTACCATCTACAATAGACATGAAGGCATCTTCAAAGGATTGACCAACCATGTCTCCTACTTGTTTCTGTTTTTCTAATGCCTCTGTCTGTAGTCTTATCTTCTCAGTTAGATCTACAGCTCTCTGTATCTGCTCTTCTGTATACTTGTTACGAGACTCACCTAATGCTTGTAAGACACTGGCCCTGTCTTCCTCTACACCTAACAACTCTTTTTGCAGTGTAAGGTTTTGCATAAGGGATACTAAAGCATCTTTAGGAGCTTTAGTTACCTTAGCTTTACTAGATTTAAACTTAGTAGGTGTACTATACTTAAATTCTCCAGGACCACCAAAGGCATCAAGACCCACAGTAGCCTCAGCTTTAGCTTGACGTATAAGACCTAAAGCTTGAGCGAAGGGGATAGAAAGCCTTTCAGCTAACTCTGTGATCTTTTGATTAGTTTCGTCTAGCTCTTTTTGTCTAAGGGCGTTCTGATCGCTTTCGTATTTAGCGTTTGCAGCCATTAGGTCAATCTCAGCTTGAGCTTGGGTGTTAAGTATGGCTAGATCACCCGCAGCATCTAAGGCTTTTTGTTTCTTAACGTAGTCAGTGTTTTCATCAGCTAGTTTTTTCTCAGCTGCCGCTTGTAATGCTATGAAGTTATTAAAGTCATCTTCTTGTTCTTGTTTATGCTGCTTGTATAACTCATCTTGAAGATCAAACGTACCTTTCATTAGGGCGTTTTCTCTATCGCTAACAGCCTCAGCTGCAGCCTTGGCGTCTTCAGCTCTCTTTTCGATAACTCTTCTGTAAACACCCAACAGAACATCGTCTGTTTGAATAAGGTCTGTTATTGCTTTTTGTATAACAGGGGCAGAAGTTCTACCTGCTTCAGAAAGGTTTACTAAGTTTTCTGCAATCTCTTCTAAAGGAAGAAGTTCACCTGTTTTAGCTCTTACAGCAAATGTCAGGTCAAGCATAGCTGCCTCTACAGCATCAATAGCCTCTTGGTCTATTATAGGTTTTTCACCTGATATATAAGAAGGCAAAATTCCTTCTGTAGTACCTTTTTCAAGATCCTCTTTTACACGTTCTAAAGTACCTAGTATACCAGTACCTTTACCTGTTAAAGGTTTTCGATAACCCAAGGCACTTGCTATTGTTTGACCTGCTCTCTTCTCTTGTTCCTGAGTTATTCTAGTAAAGAAAGAAGTAGCAGCTTCTTGTCCTTCAAAGAAAGGGGCAACTAAGACATCCCTTAAAGTATCCCCAAGAGATTCCATAGAGCTAATAGTAGAGCCAATAGTTTCTAAAGTGTCATTAAAACCTTTAGCATTTTTCTTTGCATCTATAAGGGGTGCTATGAAAGCAGTGGCAATAGCAACACCAGCACCGGCTATAGCACCACCTGCCCCAAAGATACCTAACAACTGAGACATCTGTTGACCAAAGGCAACAGCTATGTTAGTACCACCTTGAAGCTGTACTGCAAAGTCACCTACCTGATAACCAGCTTGCTGTAGACCTACAGAAGCAAATCTTTTGGTTCTTTGGTTAGCTTTATAAGCTTCTACGTTAAACTTAGCAAACTGGTTACCACCAGTAGCTAGACCTGAAGTAAACTGATTGAACTCTCTTTTAAGAGTTGCAGTCGCTTTTGCAGCTTCGTCAGAGCTAATGACATTACGGTGTAAAGCTTGATCAATTTCCTTAAGCTTCTTTCGATATAAGTCAGCGGCAGTTCTGGCAGGGGCGTATTCCTTAACAAGTCTAGCTGTTTCTCTCTTTAGCTCTTTTTCAGCTTTGGCCCTCTTCTTAGCCTGAGCTATGAGAGTTTTATCTGTAAGTATTCTCTCTTTAGACAACCTCTCTTGCTCGGCCATAGCTTTATTAGCCTGAGCGTCAGTTATAAGACCGTCTTTAATAGCTTTCTCTAACTGCTTATGAACAGTTGTAAGTCTTTTTTGCTCTTGGACAAGTCTTGTAGTCTGAGCACCTAAAGGTTTATACTGAGCTGATAGTTTGGCAGAGATCTTACCAAGACGGTCGAAACTGGCAGCAGCATCTTTCAGCTCCTTTATACCAGTAACCTCAATGTCAAACTTTACATCAGCCATTATGTGTCCTTATGAAAACTATGTCTAGGCTCTTGATTGCTTCTACATCTCTAGCAGATACAGAGGCGTTAGTCAGTTCTACCCAAGACTTTATCTCAGTGTAACTAAGTGGATTAGGTCCACTAAACCCGTTAGTTCTTGCGGAGCTTAATGCAGCAAAGGCAGACCATATGTGAGATACCAACGTGGGAAAAGGGGTTCCTTCTAATTCCTTTGGTGTCTGACCAGTCTGCCTTTGTACTTGCTCTAAATGTTCTCTTTGGGATGTGCCATCTTTGCCGGACTTATTGAGAGAGAACTCATGTTCTGCGTACTCAAGCAGTTCGTCAATCAGGCCTTGGTAAAATCCAAGCTTTCAGAGAGTGCCTCCTCGATCTGGTTACGAAGCCAGAATACCTCAGTGTATACTTCTTTAGCTTTAGCTGAGGTTAGCTTAGGTTTCTCACCGCCATAGGTGATATCCCATTCCTTAGTAACCTTGACCAGTAGGTTGATAGTATCTGTCTCAAGATCTGCTGCGGAGTACTTGTTGTTACCTTTCTTCTGCAGCTTATCAATCCTACGGTCTTGTTGCTCATGCATAGCTCCGCGGTATTCCTTAGAGTGTTGAGCGTGTACCGTAACAGTCATCTCGCTACCATCATCATTAGTTAGTGGCTCAAGAGTGTTAGGGTGTTTCAAGATTACTTCAATAGTATCTGACTTAGGTTTTAAATCCATCAAGTCCATGTCGAGTTTCCTTTCGGGTAAAAGATGTCGGGTTAGTTTGTTAAAAGGGGGAGCATCAGACCCGACACCGACACTCCCCCGCCCTAGCTAGGGATTACGATGAGCGAGTAATAACTAAGTTACTTGCATCTGTTGTGTTGTAGAGTGCTACGAATGACATAGAGATAACACGGCTAGTTGGGCCATCTACACCTACGTCTGCACTATTAATCTTGGCTCGTGGGAAAGCGAACTTGATAGTGTTACTACCGTCACCCACAGTTACCTCAAGCTCAGTCTCAGTTTCATTCAAGAAGCGGTTGATCAGGGCTGCATCCTCAAAGTAAGCTGATAGAGTACCTTCGATTTCTGCACGACCAACTTCTAACTGTGGTGCACTGTCGCTACCAATTACGAAAGTAGGTGCGAATGAGTTAGTCAGAGTGAAGTCCATACCAGTTACGATAGCTGCTGTAGAAGGCGAGCCGTTAGTATTACCAATCTCCAGTGTGCCTGAGTAGGCATCGAATGGAGCAGCACCTGATGCAGCGTCTTGTGTCTTCTCAGTAGCACCAATAGTCATGTCCTTACCAACCATACCGTAGGTAGCTGTTACCATCTGGTTAGGGGCTAGAGAGATACCCATAGTAGAAACTGTCATACCTGTGAACAAACGAGCTTGGTCGATGTCAGCAGCGTAATCTTCGATAGAAAAGAACTTAGGTGTTGTACCAACCTTAAGGACGTTAGTTGACCAAGTGGACAACATAGCTGATTCTAGGAATGCATCATAGTCAGCATCACGTAAGTCAGCAACAATATCACCAGCAGCTTGACGGTTACCATGACGATCAACACGGGGCATACGATCAGCTTGAATATCAGTACCAGCTACACGATCTTTAGTTAGGTTTAAAGAGTGTGTGCTGAAGGGTAAGTTTGTGAAGTTACCAGCAGGAGTCGTGCCAAATGTGCTTTCCACAATGAACGATAGGCTGGAACGAGAACCTTGTGCGAAGGCCATAATGTATTCTCCTAATTGTTATAGCAGTACCATCCGATACTCACCGGAACATAGTACCAAGGTGCATCTAAGAAACCTTGCTGTCTTTCAGCGTAGTCAATAGACACAGTGATTGAGTTATAGTTTATATGAGTAGTAGCCTCAAAAGCTTCTATCAAAGTGTTGGCAAAGGCATCAGCGGTAGCAGGGCCATTACCCTCTGGACAGTATACATGAAGTCTAAAGACGCCTTCATATCTTTGCTGAGGGTTAAGCCCTCGGACTGCGGGTCTACGGGATGTGGGCATATATTGAACCTTCAGGTAGCTAGTACCTGTGGTGGGTTCAAAAGATACATTCTCATAAGCTATCTGTGTAGGAATATTAGAGGTAGCAGCCAGCTTAACCTCAAGAGCAGCTCTTATGTCGTCGTGGATACTAGCCATTACCTTAATACACTCCTGAGACCGTCAAAAACTCCGTGACGCCTCTCTACAAACTTAGCATGAGGAGCATTGTTCACGAAAGTAGCCCCTTGCATAAGGTCTATGGAGTCTAGTTCAGAGTAAAGCTTATTTGCCATATCTTCTAAGGCAGAGCTAGGGTCTATACCTCTTTCTTTTCTACGAGAGCTTATGGCAGGTCCAGAGCTATCACCTCTTTGATTAAGGGTCATAGACCTAGCGTATGCACCAGTATCAACAGGGGTAACTCTCTCTAGGTAATCTATACCTTCGATAAGCTTATTAGCTAAGAGTTTCTGAGCGAACTCTGTGACCTCTTTCTTCTTCTTGGTAAGTCTGGGGCTAACAGTAACTTGCATTATTCCCTCACATCACACAGGAAGCAGATCTTAGTCCCGTTAGAAAATATAGTAACAACAGAAACAATGTTAACTGTGTCACCGCTACCAATAATCTGATCTTCGTCATCGGGTTCTACTGCCAATCCTAAAGCTGGTATTACGCATTTACGATTACTTCTACGGATCTGATCGAAGTCTGCTATGATACCTTGGTCGTAGTTATAAAAGTAACCAGTAAAGCTATAATCTGTGGTAGCTGATCCTGTTACTGCACCTGTTGCAGGGTTATAAGTACCTGCTGTAGTCTTCTTACGCAGAGTAAGGGTTTCCCCGAACTCATCTACCATCTTAAGTAGATTATATCCCCTGGTAAATGCCATAGCTTACCCCTTAGTTATAATCGTAATCATCGCCACTATAACTTGGTGGGTTTCTGAATCTATCCCTGCGGAAGGAAGGTGCAATACGATCTGTATCTTGTCGAACATTGTCCACAGTAGCAATGCTAATTCCCCCAGCTTTGATACCTACTACAGCACCTGATTTCTTACCTTGATGCTCTAGTGTTTCCGCTAGGCTAGTGTAGTGGTTTTGTAAGTCGCTATAGTCAGCACTGAGTGCGCCTGAGAGGTTCTGGGTAACTCTACGAGAGTATTGTGCAGCTATTGTCCTAGCGGACCATGCAGCAGCGTAGTAGACGTTATCGTTAGTCTGGTTGAGAGCGAAGGTAATCTCTTCATTCTGGACTTGTTGGTCGTTAGTGTCAGTGTCACCTACAAGCAAGCGAACAGAGTTTATTCTCTCTGCTGCACTAGCTGTACCTAAGTTCGTTGCATCATACGACCAAGCCATAATCAATCAGTCTCCATGTGACCATAATTTCTACGCCAGCTACGAATAAGCCCACGCTGTTTATCGGGTACTTTAGACTTCTTACACTTCTTTCTGTCGAACTCAGTGGTAGACTTAGTCTTAATTTTTACTTTAGCATTAAGGGTATCTACAAGACCGTGTAGTCCCTCTACATCTAGTTCTTCTAGTCCATCACCAACTTTACGTTTAATCTCAAAATCTGAGTTGTGATAGATAAAACCTTCTCTGTACAAGATTAGTGCCTTATCTTCAGTTACACCAATCTCTTTCCATTTAAACTCATCACCCTTCTTTAGCTGTCTGCCCCAAGATTGAAACGGGCGCTTAACAAAGACTGGACGGTCTAGTTGAAATGGCATCTTTTCTTGTCGGATCATTGTACTACCTTTCGTCGGGAAGGATGGCAGGGGCCATTACTACAGCCCCCACCAAGGTAAATTAAGCTACAGCGTTGATGAACAAGTAACCCAAGTCAGCGCCTACGACTTTCATATCGTAAGACATTTTAACTTGGATCATTTCAGCAATCTGCTGACGCTTCAGAGCATCGTCTGAGAATGACTCAACTGTGATACCCAAGTTGTTTACACCTTCAAGGTTGTTCCATGCGAAGGTCAAACCTGCTGCTGGTGACATAAGACCAGCATTTGATGGGGTGTAGCACAACAGAGCATTCTTACCACCGATAAACGCATTGCTTTCTGCAACACCTTCAACAGATGAGTTCTTGACAGCTTCCATGACGTAGAAGTTCTCTACCTCAAAGATCTCAGCCAGTTTAGCATCAGTTACCAAAGCTGTGTTGGTTACAGTTGCACCACCGTTCAAGCGAGCAAGAACGTCTGGGTGATTGATTAGCTTGTCACGTACTTCTTTACCAACAACCATTGTGTTTGGCTTGAAGCCACCTGAACCTAACTGTACAGTACGACGAGCAAGAGTAACAGCGTCAATGGGATCTGAGTTAGTGTAGTCTGACCACTGGTCATTACCACTCAATGTGTTGTCAGTTCCCCACTGGCTGGCTACAAAGAAGTTGCTTGCGAACTGCTCTTCACGATGGATCATAAGACGCATCGCCAAGGTTTCAGCACCAGCGGAACGGATGTCCAGCATTGCATCTTCATTAGCCAAAGTTTGCTCATCGAAATCCATACCTAGACCGTATACATCAGCGAAGTAGCTGCTTGTAGACAAAGTCATACCGATACGGTTTACTTCTGTGCGTGGAGCCAGTTTCTCTACGTCACCAGTACGGTTCATATTCGCACGGTCGTAGATGTAGTATTTGTCAGATTGTTTTGAAACACCGACAGTTGGGAAAACCTTATCAGCGATAAAGTTCTCTTGTGATTGTGCATAAGCCAGCGTGAGGTTAGTCAGCGGCTGATCTACATGCACTGCGGATGGAGTCAGCAAGGGCATTATTTATTCCTTTCTATGCTGGATTAAGCTACGATGTTACCGCCTTGGATGAGTTCAATAGCCATGATCTGACCATCAACTGCTGCTTCCAAAGCATAACCCATAACAACATCGCCAGAAGCTGCGGTGAGTGCGTCACCATTTGCATCGGCTTGAACGGCTGCACCAGCGGCGATAGTTCCACCAGCTTCTACCATTACTTTACCTGAGATTGCTACAGTAGCAGCTTCCCCAGCGGCAGGGTTGTTCAACAGAACACCAATGCAATTTTCACCAGCAGAGTCTGCCAGATCTACTTGTCCATCACTCTCCAGAGTAACGAACTTGAATTGTGCTGCGGCGAGACTCTCACCAGCAACAAAAGACCGTGTATCACGGGACTGCATTACAGCCATATTTATTCTCCTTTATAGGATTTGTTGATAAGAGCTTTACCTTCATCGGTCTTAGCAACTGCGGCATAAGCTACAGCATATTGGCTCTTCTTGATTTTGTTTTCGTCCATATAAGACTTAACGAGGGCATCCAGCTTGTCCTGCGCTGTAGCGAAGTTGCCATCAGCATCTGACTTACCAAATTCTTCCATAGACTCTCCGAATACTGCATCAGCACCCTTCAGAGCTTCCATGACTGTTTCATCTGTATCGAACTTAGCAATAAGTGTTTTAGCTACGTCGATATTGAAGTTAGGTAGAGCTTCTTCTGCACGTTTAGTCAGTTCAGCATCTGCCTTAGCAACTTCAGCTTCTTCCAGAGCCTTAAGGATAGGCGCAGGGATGTCAGCTTTGTTGATTTGCTCACCGTCATATTCTACATACTCAGGTTCAGCTTTCTTCTCAATTACGTCAGCTTTAATGACATAACCATTCTCGATGAGAGACTTACGAAGACGCTCGTTCTCTTCCTTAAGGGCAACTTCAGAAGCCTTTAGGGTTTCGATCTCAAGCTCTTCAGCAGTTGCATCATCAGCTTTCTTCATGTCCATGTTGTACATCTTCATGGCTTCTTCTTCAGACATACCTTTATCCATGTATGGCTTCAGTTTGGCCTTCAGATCATCAGACATTTTTTCTGTTACTTCATGTTCCATAGGTTCTCCATTGGAGTTATCACGCTTGTACAAGGAGACCATTGCCTGTGCATTTGCTGGACGATCCACCAAAGACAACTCCTCCAGTTCAAGCTGTTTTAAAAGGTTAGGCACTATAGTCCTCCTTGATTGCACGACCCCCAATAGAGAAGGCCGCAAGTTCACCAGACTTAACCTTCGCCCAGACATTATCGTCATAGACTTTGAAAGCTACAATCCAGCCTTCACGGTCACTCTGGATGCCAAGGGATTCACCTATCTCTTTGGTTATAGGCATTGAGTGGATAACCGCCCCAATCTGATCCCCCATGTGCATCTGCTTACCGACACGAATATGCTCCATAAAGCCGTTGACAGCCTTAACGAGTGTGTCAGGTTCGATTATGTCACCTTGACGGTCAACCACTGGCTCACCTTTCTCAGTAACAACTGAGGCCCATCCGTAGACTAGACGTTGTTCTTCGTCAGCCTTTAGGATTTGCCCTTCAATACTCTTTGTTAATTCGGACACTGATGTTCCACCTTCCCACATACGACAAGACCAGTAACCTGCTGTAGTCATATCTTTCTTGGTATCGCAAGAATGACGGGAGCGGAAATTAGCTCTGGCTTTAGGGTCATCTCGACGGATCTCCATATTAGGATCTCCAAAGGCAACTCGCTTTACCTTATCACCATCTTGCACGAACACTTCAAACTTCTTGTTGCCACCTTGAATACGGCGAGGCTTGTTTAAAGTTACTTTCTCACCTTGGTACTCAGCCTTAGTGAACTCTTCCTTCATCACTTCCTGTACGATAGCTCTGAGGGCATCTAAGCGGTTCACTGAGGGCTCTATTGGGTCTTCAGCTACCTCATCACGGGAGTAATACGCTAGGTATTCTTCATGGCTACCACAGGGCATGTACACAGCCTGTCCCATACCATCTTCATGTACGTGGATCTTACCTTCACAACCCATGTCCATACTTCTAGCTCTAGCTTCCATCTCAGTAGAGAATACGTCATTAGCTAGTTTAGCTTTGGTTATTGACTTCTTGCTGCTAGACGGGTGATCTGATGGTAACAGATCTTTGTCGTGATTAGCCTTCTTAGCCCCCGTGACAATCTTAAGGAAGCTATTTACTCTAGCCATTGCCCACTGCTCAGGCCCAGTCACATTAGGACGTACTGAAGATGGGTTTGTACGGTAGGCACCTACACCTCTGTCATATACTGCCTCAAGCATACGCATAGTTACCTTATGCTTAGACTTCTTGTTATGAGCTTCCATCTTGTTCTTGAGGGCTGTTTTTGGCATGTTGTAACCTTAAGCTGTATTCTTGATTAGGACACCTTGGAAGGAAGCCGCTACTGCGTTATTTGTTGTGTTACTAGAAACCCTACACTCTAAATCTGTCTTCTCATAAAATGGTTGTGGGTATTCAAACTTAGTAATCAACTGGTTGCTCTGTAGCACATTAATAAACCTAGATCTGAAGACATTTGATCCAAAATCACGGCTAACAAAAACACAAGTGACTAATTTACTTGCTTGAGATAACGCTGCGGTAAAGTTAATGTCATCTAAGTATAGCGTGTAACCAGCGGGTACAGTGTAAGCAGCTATTTGTGTCTGATTACCAAAACTTAAATTGGCATATACTGTAGTATTTGGTACACCACCAGTAGCACCAGAAGAACCTACATAGATTATACCGCCAGCAGTCCCACCTGTACCACAGAGAGTAACAAAAGCTCTGTACACTCTTAGGTATGAGTTTTGAGTAGCTACTTGTGTCTGACCATTAAGAAGAACTGTCTCTTCTACCTCATCGTAGTTCTCATCTAACCCTTGGATGATAATACTGTTAGCACCTGTGCCACCGTTGGTATCATTTACACTTGTGCTACTGACAAACATTGTAACAGCACTTGTAGGGTAAAAAAAGTTACCACCTTGCGCCCAGACAGTCTCTTCATCCCCATTTACATCTGGGTTGTAACCAAACTTGTATAAAGCTTTGTGACCCTTAGTAAAACCCCTAGCGATTGCTAGGTCTGTATGTTCAAATAGGCGTTTGGGCCAACCACCAAGCATTTTCTGTTCTACCTGTTCAAAGAGTGTATTAGGATCTGTTGCATCTTCTACGTCAGGTCTTCCAGTAAGTATGCCATCGGTTACTAGAGAGTAGTTCTGACTTATTGCAGTTGAGTTTACTTCTGGTGTACCTGTAACGACAGAGGGAATAGAGAAACTCTCATCTTCTGTCATTGTAGCATCTGAGACTACAGGAGAACCTGTGCTAAACCCTGATGCTGTTAAGTCGTGTTCTTGAGTTAGTGCCGCTTGGTTAGCTACAGGATTACCAGTTATAAACCCTAAAGCTGTTAAGTCGTGTTCTTGAGTTAGTGTACTCTGGTTGGCTACAGGATTACCTGTGACAAACCCTAGTGCTGTTAAGCTATGTTCTTGAGCTATTGCTGTAGATGAAACTACAGGATCTTGAGTGACTATAGATACAGAAGTTAAGGCATGTATCTGAGCTATTGCTGTTGATGCTATCTGGGGATTAGCTGTACTAAACCCATTCGCACCAATAAAGTTGTCATTAATTAAGGGGTCACTTGACTGAGTGAGTAGTAGGTCAGTGTTTTCCTGTAGTACCCTGCTTGTCATTTTGCATGACCTCTATTATGCAGGATCAGGGATACCGATAGTAAATGACCCTAAAGAGAATGTGTTACCTGATGCTACAACCTGACTAGCTGTCAAAGACCCTGTGGCTAACAATCTAGTATTAGATACGTCTACAATAGCATAATGAGTAGCTGTACCGTTACCTGTCACTGATCCATCTGAGATAGCTGCAACTACAACCTCACGACCACCACC